GTTTCTATTTTGATTCAAGTTTGCGAACGAGCATCGCGAGTTTCGCAATTACCTAAATAATCAATTATTTTCTTATTTCAATATTACTAATCAGTCCCAATCGCTGTATTTTTTTTCGCCTTGTTTATCTTTCCAATTATTGAAATTTTCAACAGCATCATGTTCTTGTTTTGTCATGTCTTCATTATTATAGTATTTATCAAGACCACTATTCAAAGTATCTCTATACTCATCATCACTGGAACATGCCGTAAATAAGCCCATCATTCCTACACAAGTTAATGTAAGAACAATTCCTTTGATAAATTTCTTTCTCATAAAAATAGCCCCTTTCAAATCACTGTACTAATTTCCTAGATGTTATATAAATTGTACCATTAACTGTAGGCATTTTCAATAAAAATTTCCGTAATATAGAAATTCATTTCACCAATATGGAAACACTAATTGATACACTATCAGTGAAAGTAGGTGATACAGTTGGTGAATATGGGAGAAAAACTACGATCTCTCAGAACTGAGAAGAAATTAACTCAAAAGCAAGTAGCAGATAGAATAGGATTAGCCATAAGTGCTGTATCTTCCTATGAATCAGGCAGTCGTTATCCTTCATATGAAGCATTGATAAAGTTGGCTCGTATATTCCATGTATCTACAGATTATCTCTTAGGAATTACTGATAAGAGAAATGTGGATGTTACTGGTCTTGATGATGAATCCGTGGAACTTGTTTCACAGTTAGTAGATAAGTTGAGAAAGTAAGGTGTCCTGTTCGGGCATCTTATTTTATTTTGGACTTACACCAAATTTGGTAAACCTTGATGGTCGTTTGATGTTTTTGGCAAAGTAAAAATTTTTTCTTTTGGCAGAACCGAATAATTCGGCTCTGGCAATTCCGAAACTTTCGGATTTGAATTATCCCCATATCCTAAAGGGGGCGATATGCCGACTTAGGTTGTGTCAGGTTACACAGATAATGTGTACCCTAAAATTGCTCTGTGGGGATTTTTCTGATTAAGGAAAAAAATTTTTGAAGTCAAGGGGTAACGCAAAAAATTCACAAAAATTTAACATTTGAATTGTCTGACAATAAACCGAATTGTTTTGAAGTTTTTTCAGAAATTCACAAATCTTTAAATAAATTTGCTCTGAATCGTTCCGTCACTTTGCACAAAAATAGCACTATATTTTCTCCGTATTGCACAACGAACATCCATTCACCCATTTGTACATATTGCACAATGGATTCGTACAGCCACATTATCGGCTCTATCACCCTACATCTGGTCACATTTAACCCCAAAATCGGCTCAAATCACCCCTAAAACGCTCACTTGATTGATAGTCAAGTGAATGTAAGCCAAGGAAATCGAGATTTCTTCTGATTATATCCCCATCTGATACCCCTAATCCCACGGAAAAATGTGGAAATACCGTAGCACCAGTTTTGAACAGTGTACAATACTACACTATTATCCACTCTTTTCTGCCTAATGGATATGGAATTGTGCCTGATGTATCTACAATTCAAATTACTTTAGCACAGTACAGTGTCATATCGCAAATCAGACCGAATTTATTGTTGGATTTGTCAATTTGTCCAGTTTTGATGCGTCCGATGTGTCCATTTGGACGGAACGGCAAGCAAAATGCGTCTATATATAGTGTGCATATTTATATTGAAATACCACATATAGACGCTAATTTAACTTCACTCAACTAAAGTTATCCACAATTTATTTCAAGTTATCCACGGAGTTATCCACATTATCAGTGGTTTTTAATTGTTCTCCATTTGGAGAACGATTTACATTTTCACCACTCAAACGCTTCTTTTCGACCTCTACATCACTGACAATATCGCTCTTTTCCATAATTGTTTCCTTTGAGATTGCTCCCATTTCCTGCAATGCCTTCAGATTAGCAATCATCTCAGTAGTAGCAACCGGCATAGACACATTATAGATAACATCAACGTCACTCTCTACACTAATGTGCTGCATACTCAGTATCTTCTTAAATCTCTCAAATCTCTCTCTGAATCCAATATTAAGCCACTTCTTAGTCTCATCTGCATTGACCTGAGCCATAGCATACAATATCTGCATAGCTACGGAACTAACATTAGCTATATTGGTACTAGAGCCTAATACACTAGGAATACAACTAATATCATTGAGCATCTGTTTAAGGTTATCCAAATAAAGCTTAATCGTATTATAATCCATAGACGCACTGACTACCTTATAGTCTCCTGCATCCAAATTTAGTACATACCCCACCGCATCAGCCGGAATTGAACTCTCTATTCTCTGTCCGATAGCTACATTCATAGGATTGAGTGAATTAACATATATAGCATCACCCATCTTGCTCATAATGTCCTCTAACTCGTCAAGTATAGGTTTAATGTCCGTAAGCATACTCACACCATAATTATAGTCCTCATCACTGAAATTATGATAGTGGATTGGCAGACCAATAGCCATAGTAGTAGATACTAAATGCTCATCTGCACCCTCATTACTCCAACGCTCAACATATGTAGGATAATATACATTCCAATAAGTGATACTAGAGAATACATCAGTCCATGTTTCAATGAAAGCCAGATACTCACCCAACTCATCATACACAGGATAACTGCAAGCACTATCAAGCACCTTACTCTTAATCACTCCATTATCAATATACACAACCTCATATGCGTCACCAAACTTATTTACTCTGTCAAGTATCTGATAGTCAACTGTCTCGTACTGACCAAGCCTATAAATATCATTGAATGTATTAACTGTCTCATTATCCTTTGAGCTTAATGAAACCTTCTTTCCAAGCAGAAATGTATCATGGAATCGTAGCACTGTCTTAGCATAATTCAATATAGTCTTACGTGTCCTTAATACCTTACCTTTGTAATAGCAATCTTCTCTGCTTAATACTTTATGTCGTCCTGCAAGATAATCCATATTTGCTACAACACTCGCAATTCTAGCCACATGATTCTTCTGATTAACTTCTTCCATGAACCAAGTAGCAGAACCATCATACTGCTTATCTATATATTCTTGTATTGTCATATTTCTTCCTTTCTATTTACTGTTACAATAGGGAAAATAGACAATAAAAAAAGCTAGGCATATAAATCTATACCTAACGTCATTAAAGTCCTAAATTCCCTATTCTGTTAATAATTATTCTGATTAGAATGGATACCAGAACCCACTCTTCATGCCCTGAATACAGAGCCAAAATGCTGACACTAAATCGTCATGACAGCCAACAACCGCATTAAATGAACCATTCTCTTCTGCAACAAATGTTTTCATTTCCTCTAAAAGATTATTGCTCATAATACGAACCATGCCCTTGTCAAACCACTCTCTAGCATCATTGACTGCAATGCTCTTTGTTTTATTATTGGTATCGAAACCGACCTTCCATATAGCACGATTATATTCATCATAGGTCTTATACTTAACCATGTTCATATACTTATGCTCATATCTCAATCTTTCAATAACAGAATGACCGCCAGATGCTTTCTCGACACAGAGCAAAGCTTTATTATAGAAGCGTCCGACTGCATTACATATATCTGCATAGAGATATGGCTGTACCTTATTATTATGGAACTCCGCTACTTGCTCTCCATCCTTATCCATTACAAACATAGTAGAATAGTCATGTTTACCTCCGAGTCCTTCTGATACGTCCACGCCTATGTAATATTTCATGCCGACTCTTGGTACTTTATATATATCAAGTGATTTATTCTGCACATAAGTCCTAAGTATCTGTGGTAGACCAACTATCTTATCTACTTTTAACGGGCTGATTTTTTGGCTCGTTAATGCCTGTTGTAATTTAATGACCTTATTGTTATCAAATACAGATGAACCTGTAGCAAGAAATGATTCTTCCGGTGTACTTGGATATTCCACATGAAATGCGTCCAATCCACTAATAGAAATCTTATCTCTTCTCCACACCGCTTGTTCTGGTGTCATACCTAACTTAGCAAGTGCTTTTTCTTCATCATCATATTCATCCTCAGTAAGCATCTTTCCACCATGTTGTGCCTTATACAATTTCACGGATTCATCGTACTGTGACTTAAATAATGAACGTCCATTTATCCAATTAAAAAAGAATGGTTTAAACGCATTCTCCCCATTCCTTGCCTGTAAAAATAAATTTGAATATTCATTATAGCCATTTGATGTTGACTCAATTATGACCGTAGATGATGATGTTACTGCTTGCATGATAGATTTTAACTGTCTCTGTTGGTCTTTCCAAAACGCAAACTCTGATAAATGCACTATTCCACCAGAGTACGTGCTGCCACGTCCACAATCCTTGTTACCTGCTGTCATACACACAATAGAAGAACCATTCTCAAATGTAAGTGCCTGTCTATTATTCTGTATCAATTTAGGTCTTACCCAATCGGGTAATGAATAGAACTGTTGCTTTAATTTATCAAACACGGCATTTGTACTGGACTGATTATGTGATATAAGCACACAGTTAGTATTTGGATTTACAACACAAGCCCTAATACTGAGGGCTACTGTTACTACCGAAATTCCTAATTGTCTGGACTTGCTTATGATATTCTGATGAGCCAAATTCTCAACAAGTTTTCTCTGTTCATCAGTCAAGATAAAAGGAACAATATTTCCATCCTTATCAGCAATCTTAATAAAGGTTTCTATCCATGCAATCTTGTTTTCATCTTTCCATAGCCAATTTAATTTCTTGGCAGTATCTAAACTAATCTGCATTGATATTCACCCCCTGTAAGAGTTTATCAATTTCACTCTCCGTAGATTTATCAACCGACATTTTATCGAGTAGCTTATCCATTTCATCAACATACTTTGCACTGTTCACGTCACCAGATAATGCTTTCTTATTCATCTCTTGATAACGTTTCATAAAGTTATAACGCTTCATATACTGCAAATAGATAATCATTGCTTTCTGAACATCATCACGAATGAGCCAGTTCTGTTCGGCAAAATCTTCTGTTTTATTTCCACCGCTTTTACTTCTAAAGTTAGCATCTGATTTACAGAGTTCATCCCAACTGATTCTTTTGTTCGGATCAGAGTAATACCAACAAAGATATGACGCAAGATAATTGGGAACAACCTCTGTTAATGCTTGCATAATTGTCTTTTCCTTTGTCATTAGTATTCACCTTCCTTTAATCCAATCCCACTTGCAATCATTTCACGCTCAGTTCTGAGTTCATAACTCATACTTTTAATCAATTCCTGTTCTCTTAATTTCAAGAGAGATAAATAATTCTTTGCTTTATCCAACTCAGCATTATCAATAGATTCTGCAACCTTGCCATATGCTTTCATATATTCTTTTGTGTCCACGAAATAAGTTAATTCTTCAAATGTTTTCATTTTATGTTCCTCACTTTCTAAAACTATTCTGCACTCCAATTGGAGTGCAATAAAAAAGGATGCCTATGCAATAGACACCCTATCAAATAATCTGTTTTCTTCTTCCGTTAATCCATCAGTGTTTCCATTTCGGGAAACGTCATCCAATAAAAAATCTTTTAATTCATTATCAAGCACCGCTAAATCAAGTGATGTTCCATCATCAAAGTCCTCGTCAAAATGTGTGAATAATAATTTCTCAATAGCCACTATATCAGTAGCATCTTCCCAAGAGTCATAAGTCATATGAACATTTCCATATTTATCTTTCCACTTCTTATTGAGTAATTCCCGGCGACTCACTCTGCGAATAACATTTGTAACGGCTGTTGCAAGACCATCTTTATCACAGTCCTGATTGATTGTATCTTCTATCATATCAATTTCGATTGCACGATAATATGATTGAATACTATGTTCATCATCTACATGACAACTATATTTATATTCTTCATCAATACGCACGTTGAGAATATCCCACACAGGAATATCATTCAAATCATTATTCATAAAATCATCAAACTGTTCCTTAATCTCTGGCTTTCTATTTATACACATAAGTAATCGTCTACCTGCCATCTTCTGACTGAGATTGTAAGCATCATTGAGTTCATTACAATACTTCTCTTCAAGACCATGCACTGTATCATTCAACTCATCTGTGAATATATTTCCCATGCGACCACGTTTATTCATCTTGTAATAGAACTCATAGCCATCTATGTACTCGACTAAATTTTTCTTAGCCATGACCTCTAAAGCTTTTAAGAATATATCCTTTGTATGCTTTCTAATAATTCCCATGTACTCACGAAATAATCTCGGCTTGGAGATATGATACTCAGCACAAAATGGTGCTAACTCTTCATCTGAGCCAAACTGTTCAACATATATATCCTTGTCCATTAAATCAAGACCTGCACTGCCACAGAACCAATGAGTTAATGTCATGTCAGTACCAACATTAAATTCTTTTTCGCTTGCTATACGAAGAAGATAATCCATCATAGGTGTAATATTCTTATTATTATTACTACCACCATTATTCTGAACTGATGGCTCGACCAAATCTTTCAACTGCTTTGTAAAGATATATGACTTCTTCTCCTTGTGGGTTTTCTTATTCATAGGATGATAAAATTCAAATGATGATTCTATCTCTTTGATTTGTGCTTTCTTAGAATTTCCTGTAGTCACTTTCCAACCAATCGCTTCGCAAATCTGCGAATATGTATACTCTGTATTTAATATAATTTCCTTCATTTAATAATCTCCTTCAAGTTAATATTTCATTTTGTTTTCGTTGTTCAGCCAACGAGTAAATAATGGATTGCTTTCGTCTTTATCAAACTCCCAAACCCATTTACCTCTACTGAAATAAATATCTAATGGCTTTAATCCATTCTCAAAATAAAAACCTGCTTGTACTGGATTGATAATTTTTACTGTCTTCATTCTTTAATTCTCCTTTTTGTGTTTTGTTTGACATATTTATTAGTGAGTGCTTACGCCCTCACTTTTGTCACATTTTGATTTTCCATTTTTGTCCAGTCAGAAAGTACATATCTATTACTCTCTCTAATATGTGTGTTCTGAGTGGACGATTTTGGAAAGTTGTAGGTACGAGTGGCATACGCCTGTGTTGTTTTCTTCACTTGGTTCCCATTAAGAAATGTGTTTCAAAATGTAAGTTGAGATGTGATAAAACTGGACACGCAAGTGGACAGTTAATGAATATGTATCTTCCAAGTGAAAAATTGCAAACTTCTCTTTCTTACTTCAAGGAACGGATGCCCGACAGGGCAGACGATTATTCCTTTAAGTGATAAAGATAAATTTGATTCAATTTTGAGCCACTTATATATTCTCCAAAATTCCATCTTCATTCTTGAAAACGAATACACTTCTCTTATGATCTACATCCATCTTATCTGGCTTAATATCCACAAGCGTATAACCCATCTTCAATAAAGTTCTCGCTTTCTTTGCCGTGAAGATTATCACTGTATCTTTCTCTTTCATGAATCTTGTTCCCCTTTCTGTATGATTTATATACTTTCTCAAACTCTCTGTTGTTTAAGTCCTTTGTCATTTCATAAAAATATTCATTCATCTTTCTGTGTCCTTTCTTTTGGGAGGATTAGCTCTTCTCCAAATGGAGAAAAGCTAAAAATAATGTTAAATAACTATGCAAAAAATTTAAGGAGTATTATGGAAAATACTCTACCTAAATAGGTAGCTAATTCATCTGCTCAGTAATAGAGTCAATAGCTCTTTCTATATTATTCTCCACTTTAAATAAGAATACTGAGCGTTGCTTGTTCTTCTTGTCTGCCTTGACGTGAGTTATTCTGTACCCACGTCTCAGCAATTCATTGGCTACATATCCACTGAATATATAGCACTCTGTTTTATGTTCATTTGAATAATTCATTACATCACCTGTTCTGAAACTGCTACTGCATATTTACTTGTCATGGCATAAGAAAAAGGATTGTCACAAATAGATTTAATACTACTTGGAAATCCTTGTATGTTTACGATATTATCTTTGTATATGCCATTACGATAGAAGTCCACTTCTGGTAGCTTAATTTCTATGTCAGTGTTCCACCATAAGATTTCGTTCACTGCTTCAAGGTCTATGTCAGTGCATAACTTTTTATCTTCTATCCAAATCTTGCTACGACCTTTTACTAAGCCTAGCTCTCTTTTGAATTTGTTAAAATCTTCCTTTGTATGACTGCGCTCAAACTCTAATAATTCCGGCAGATCAAGTACCTCATTTATCCAATACTCATGTATGCCAACCCATCTCTTATCTGTGTAAAAGCCAGCGTCACTTGAATCTATTGCTATGAGCAACATCATTAGTTCATCTGTTAATTTTTCTTTTGGTAAATCGTATAAAGACCATAGAAGTAATACAGTTGACAGATTATACTTCTTGCAGTATTTCTCTCTGTAAATGTTCTGTACTCTGTTTAAATTGATTGCTTGTGGATTTATTTCTTCGTGATATGTAAACTGTGTAAGATGATTGTCGAAACATTTTCCCTGTGCTTTAGCAAAGTCTACACCAATCTGTTCATTATCTGTATCAGTGATTTTATAATAGCAGTCAAGTTTCTGCTTATCTTTTTCATGCACCTTATTGTCATTAAATATAAATGCACTTTCAATATTCCAACCTTTAATCTGTTTTAATATGGCACATGATAAAAGTGAATCTAAGTCGTCTGTTAATGTAAGACCATATTCATCTGTGCCATCAATCCATTCGTTTCCTTTTAATAATTTCTGTCTATATTCTTCCTTCATTCTGTTTACCACAGTGAGATAACTCACCATGATAAAAGAAGAAGGTGGAATAACTAAATGTCATATAAGTTATCTCACCTTTCCTTTCTACCTGTTTTTGGTTACTGCGTTTATTTATACTGGTTATCGTTTTCCAGTTTCTTTGTGATTTTTTCGCACAGATTTGTGCGTAAGATTATTTGCTTGAACCGAATTCTTCGGCTGAAGCATTTTGATTTGTTTCATAGAATTCCATGACCTTGTTGTATAGGTCTGGATATAAATTGATTTGTTCCTTTTCCCAACGACATATTGTGCTCTTATTACATTCCGCAAATGACGCAACTACTTGTTGAGAAATTTCTTTGTATCTTCGCCATATGCGAAACTCTTTTCCTGTCATTGTTGCACCTTCTATTCCTTTTGTTCCTTATAAATTATGATCTGACAAGTCCCACCAAGCCCAGTCACAAATCTCCTCTGGGATGAACTCATCCCCATCCAACCATGCCTGTGCAAGTTCTTCTGCATACTCATAAGCGTTCTCTTCTACAGTGTCCCAATCAATTAAAAGTTCTACGTCTATCTCTTCTCCGAACATTGCCAGAACCTCTACTTCTTCTTCGGCACGTTCTCTTTCTTCACGGTATGCTTGTGTGTACGGATTAGAATATCCATCTAATGACTGATACCGACAACCTTCATCAGCAAGTCCCCACTCTTCAATCATATCGTCTACAGAAGAGTGAGCATCTATGATACTGTTGAATCGGTCTAATCCCCATCCACCACCGTCATAGGATTGTCCACCTGCTACTCTGTATGCACCGAGAAATGATGCGTTTTGTGCTACTGATTTGACTGACTTGCCACCAAAAATTCTGCTGAATAATCCCATTACTCATCACCCGACTTCTTTTTCCTAGAGGTCTGATTACATCGTGGCTCATGTGGCAGTGGCTTTCCAAGACCGTAGACACAGTTCAGATAAGCTTCATATGTTTCTTCGCTTGGCACTTCTTTATTCTGTTCAATATAAATGATGTACCTCTTAGATACATTACACCAATCAGCCACTTGCACTAATGTCTTGCCCGACCTCATTCTTAATCTTTGTAATACTGTTCCGTCTAACATTTGTCTTGTCCTTCCTTAAAAGGGCAGTGTCCTAAATGGACACCACCCCCACTAAGTCAAATTATTTTCCTACTTTCTCACGAATAACAACGATTCCTGACTCATCAATCACACCGATTGCATAAGCATCTGAGCAGTAGATTGTATTAAGTCTCTTAGAAGCGTCACGAGCAACCTCAGAGAATGGAGTCTCTTTTGGAATAATGCCAAGAGCATCAGTTTTGATGATAAACATTACTGGCTTGCTTGCTTCTACACATCTGTCAGAGAGGTATACGTTGATTCCAAGGAATGAACCAATGCAATCACCACGAACGATACCATTTCCTGCTACGGAAGTTGTTGATGTTGATTTCACGAATAACTCCATGCCGTAGAAGCTCTTAGCAAATGCTGAGTGTGCTACGATACCTGCTCCTGCAAAGTCCTCGACATTTCTGTCGTCACCAAACAGACCAAGAGCGTCAAGTAACTCATCCTGTGTAATCACACCGCTTGTAGCTACTGTTGCCTTGAATGGAGCTTTAAGTGCTTCTGTGATAGCATCAGCATCCATCTTTCTTGCGATTGCAGTTGACTGATTCTTAGAAGCATTTTCGATAGAGTTGCCCATCTCAACCTCATTGTCGAAATCATAGATGTCATATGCAGGTGCTGCGATTGCCTTGATTGTAAAACTCTTTGTCTTTGTCTTAAGATTTGTTGCTGACATAGCAGTACCAGGAACCCAGTCAGTTGCATCTCCATCATACACGATTGAAGGTACAGTAAGTGTCTCGCCCGGCTTACCCTGTAAGTCACCAAGTACCTTTGCCATATTTGCTACGTGGCACTTTCCTGCAATCTTTTCCTGTACGAGTGCTGAGTACACTTCCGGAATAATCATGTTTTTATTTACTGCGCTAGTTGTTGTATTGTTAATTGTTGCCATATAAATTCACCTTATTAACCTTTCATGTTTTGTTTAATTTCTGTTACATCATTTTTGATAGTGTCCAAATCAGATTTGTATGTATTTAATACGTTTACAAATTCTGAATTAGTTTTGGTCAACTCTTCATTGACCGCCTGTGCTTTGCCAAGATACTCATATAACTTATCCTCTCGCTCTTTGTTCTGGTCTTGCTGACTCATCCAGATCTTCCAGATGAACCAACCCAAGAAAAGAACACACACGATAGGAAAGCCAAGCGTACTTATGGCAGTTTGGATTGTGTTTACATCCATTCGTCAGTCCTTTCCGCACAATAAAAAAAGAACTAAATCCAATTCCGTCCAAATGGACGGAGGGTGAGATTAACAGTTCCTATTTACTAAGTGCTTTATAAAGTTCATTATTCTCCTGAAAAAGTTTTGCTCTTTCAGAGTAAGACATTTTGGCGAAATCGGCTTTGGTGATTCCTTTGTTGGTAGCGTGATTGCCACTGGGATTTGATACCTGTCCGAGAAAGTAGTTGCCGAGTGCGTCACCTACCTTATCTATTGAGCCATCAATATCCTCACCAACATTAAGATACTGTGCCAGTTCGCTAGGAAGTCCTTTAGCTTTAAGTTTGTCGGCAATCGTCATTGCTCTTTCCTTATTGGCTACTTCCTTTTCTTTTGCTTCAAGATTAGCTATACGCTGTTCTAAAGCTTTTTCTGCATCAGATTTCTCCGCAGGTTTATACTGTGCTAATTCATCATTGACAGTTTTAAGTTCCGAACTGTACTTTGTTCTGACCTTATCTGTTTCCGACTGGATGATTTTCTGTACTGCTTCAATCTGCTCCTGTGTTAATCCTTCAATATTAAGTTCCATTAAATTGCTCCTTCCTGTGTTGCTCTATCATGCTCTCACTGAGTTCATGTTTACGCCCCACAATACATTGTGTGTTTGTTATATATGTAAATTGGTGTATGCAAAAATTTTGCGCTCACCAAATCTACGCAACTTCCTTGCATCAAAAAAGGAACATACCGAAGTATGATCCTAATAATTTCTTCTTTCTACATTTAAAGAAAACGAATTTTTTGTGAAAATATGCCAGAAATACTTATAAATCAAGTGTTTTAACAATTCTCTAAAAAGTAACATTTTGCTTTTCTTCTATATACATTTAAGAGAATCGAATTTTTTGTAAAAAATATATCTAAAACCATTATAAATTAAGGGTTTTTGAAGATTATAAAAAGTGGTTAAATTAACGTTTCTTTCTACATTTAAGAAAAATGAATTTTTTATAAAAATATGCCAGAAAACCATTGATATATAATGATTTTGAAGATTCTCTATTTATCGACAAAATCTAGTTTCTATCTACATTTAAGAAAAATAAATTTTTTGTGAAAAGTACCTTGAAAGCTTTGTGAATTAAGGGTTTTCGGAGTTGTATTTTTTCATTAAAATTTCATTTCTCATTCACATTGATTTCCATATATGATATATAACACCATAAAAACAGCCGTAAGACCTTATAATCCATAGGTAATATAAGGATTTGGCTATGTCTTAATGTCCATTTCTAAAACTTCACATTGATTTCCATATATGATATATAACACCATAAAAACATATATAAAGCCTTGTAAACCAAGGTTTTTAACAAATTGTAAAAAGTCTAGTCATTCACATTACTTTCCATTACTGATATATGTGAAGCTAAAAACACTAACAAACCCTTATTTTACAAAGAAAACTCGAATTTTCTATTTTATGACGATTTATTTCTCCTCATAAGGGGACATTTACTCAAGCTCTAAAACCCTTGATACTGCTATGTTTTCTGTATGTCAAAATAATTATGTCTGCACGAAAATAGTCTATTTTGGATGCGAATTTTTTTCGTCTCCATATAACACCCTCATTTGATACCCCTTAAACCATTGAGAATACTACATTTTCAACAATTTCGTTCCGTAAAAATTGTTTCTTTCCTCCATATTACGGACGTTGTACTGACCTCGGAATGCCTTATTTTTCAAGGGTTTAGGGAATTTAATTCGGCAATAATCGTGCAGTTTTTCTTCCCTCCATATTACACCCATTAAGTCGAACGCTAAAAGACTTGAAAAACCTAAGAAAATCAAGGATTCTGAGAGAGTTACTAAGTAATAATCGTGCATAGTTGCCGAATATTTTTGTGCATGATATATTGTTCCCTTATAGACACAAATGTTGAAAAATGATAACCCACATATTATGGGTTATTATAATTTTTCTAAAAAATAAACGACCATATAATATGGATTATTTTGTACTGTCCACGGATATTTTCTTTCGTCTATTTTTTTCTTTTTTACGTTTCCCATATACACACAAATGAAAACCCATATACAGTGGGCTATTTGATTTTTGAAGTTCTAAAAACATCCATGTTATATGGACTATGAAGATATGCGGAAACTTGATGGAATTCAGAAAACTACCCTCTCCTATGTAAAATAAAAATATGCAGTAGGGCTAGAGCTGTAATTAGCCATCGATTTCGCATTTTGCCTGTTTTTTTGTAATTTTGAAGCCGAGCCATATTAAAATAAATCAATGTTTTTATTTTTGCTCGTCCCCCTTAGCCGACAAGTCAAATTTTCAACCATAAGATTTTCCTTATTTTATAGGCATTTGTGAGAATTACTGTCCCCCCAAGCCAAATTTTTATGCATCAAAACCATCGTCCCCCTTAGTCCGTTTTCTCATTTTTTGGAAATCGCTGAAATGCTTATGTGTCAAGGGTTTCGGGAAATTGGGTGTAGACCACCTCATATTTTTATGCAACTTATCTTCCTGCCATAAGATACAGAAAAATAAAATTGTGCTTAAAGGCTTGAAAATGCTAGGAAATATAAGGGTTTCTAAATCAAACATTTATACTCTCTCTTACATAATAAGAAAAACGGACGTGGTTGTTGTAAACCTTGTAAAATCAAGGGCTACACGACTTTTAGCTTTTCCTAATTTACACTTATTACTATACATTTAAGAAAAACGAATTTTTTGTAAAAATGTGCCAAAAAGCCTTATAAATCAATGGTTTTAGTGAATGAGTTTTTCGAACATTTATGCGTTTCTCTTCTATACATTCAAAGGAAACGAATTTTTATTCCAATATCCCCATAATCACCTGATATATAAGGCAAAAATGGGGATGTTTGCTTCGAACATTTTAGTGTTTCTACTCAGTCATTTCAAAATCTTTACTTGCCGTCACACCATTGACTGTACACTTGATAGTGATTGTATGTGCAAGATAACTCGTTGCAGCAGAAGTCAACTTAATTCTCTTGCTATTAGTAGACGAACCCTTATACCAAACGACCATAGAATCATTTGTATATTCAGTTCCATCAATGAAACAAGTCCATGTAAAGTCAGCAGTTGTCATATCGGCAACAACTGTTTCTGTTATATCCTGACCATCTTTATCAGCAAACAGACAAGTAAGTGTCTTATAAGAGCCACCAATCTTAATAGTATCTGTAGATGTTGATATGCTCGTTGTATAATTGACTTTCGGTGTTGTGTCTGCAATAGCCATAGTTGTTGTACAGGTAGCACCACCGCATGAAGCAACAATATCAACTGAACCTTCTTGAAGCATAGTCATAAGACCATTATCATCAACTGTAGCAATCTCAACATTAGAAGATTCATATGATATATGTGGATTCTCTACAACATTCCCATTGTTGGTCACGGAATAAGTCAACTGATATGTGTTGCTCTCCTTCAGATCAAATGAGGTTACACCAGTATATTCAATCTTATAGTTGTCAATCGGTGCTTGCGTCTGCTCCAAATACATATAGAACAGATTATTATTCTTAAAGGTATTCCCAACCTTGTAATAGTTGCCAAATCCCTTAAAAGAGTCGTTCACCTTTATATTCTCCACTGCACTGTTATAACCTGTGTACAACGCAACTGCACCATTCAACTGTGTAATAGTTCCATGAGCCACAGTCCACTTGTCAGATACTACAACAAATGGAATACTAGCAGTACCATTATCTGTCTTAACCTTATAGGTCATATCACTTCTGACTGCAAGAGAAGTGAAATATATATCACTCTCAATTCCATCTTGAGAAGTTACAATAAAATTACTTCCATTCAATACAAAGATAGTTCCAATATGAATAGGTGTACTCTGAGCGTAGAAGAATCTAACCTTGCCCTGTGGTGTTGTACTACGCTGATTCCTGCGAAAGAATACATCATACTTGGTATCTGAGTTGAAGAAATCTGTAACTGTGATTTTTTCTCTATTCATGGTCATATCAAATTGCTTCTGTGTACGACCAAATACATTCGCATAATTCATTTATTCTCCTTCCTTAATAATTCATCATCAAACCATTTTAATTTTCCCTGATTATCTAATGGCAGTTCCATCTTTGAGCCATCATCAAATTTAATCACCTGTGTTACTCTTCCGTTATTTGCCTTAATCCATTTCTTCATAAACATTATTCTCCTTTACATTCTGATTTGTTCTCTGTTTCTGTTCTTCAAGTTATCTAATGGATTGAACTTCTCAAAATCCATCTGCAAATCCTGACCAAACATAGCAAGGTATTCATTCGTGACTGCAATATTACTGTGTCCCATAATGGTCTTTAATCTTACAATATCACCCCCTGAAAGAATCCAGTTCTTTGCGAAAGTATGTCGGAATGAATGTATACTCGTGACATTGACACCATGCTTAATGTTATAGCGATACACTAATGTCTGCCATGTCCTGTTACTGGCTTGCTCACCATAGTTATTACAGAAGAGAAAATCATCAGGATTTCCACCACGAATATCAAGATACTCTCTCAATATCTCAGATAAAGACGCTGAGAGTGGGATTAACTGCTGTCTACGATTCTTTGTCTTACGCAACATAATCATTCCATTATCAAAGTCAATGTCCTTGATATGGACGTTTAGAGCCGTACTGAGACGATTTCCAGTAGCAAGCATATAGTTTTCAAACACCCATGTCTTAAACTCCGTAAAAGAGCAACTATTGAGGTCTGGCTTGGCTAATAATTTCTCCAACTGTTCATTCGAGTAAGTTTCCTTAATGTCCTTCTGTGCTTTTGGAAGATGAATTTTGAACGAGGTCATGTAGTTACATTCCATACAATAATATAGAAATGCTCTCACAGACCGTAAATAAGATACGACAGATACATCATTCACATTATGTTCTGTTTTAAGATGATTGGTAAATCCATCCACTGTGTCGATTGTAACCGCACTGATAAGACCACCTTCACAGTAATCTACAAACGGATGAATTTTATTCTCGTATGACACAATAGATGCTTGGGATAAATTCTTGACACGACACTTCCTGATAAATAAATCATAAGCGTCCTCTACAGATAAATTTTTAGATTTGTTCATTTGGATTTGTTTCATAATAACAACCTCACTTTCTGTGTGCTTGACCTCTAAATTTAAGTGAGACAGTTATACGAATACAATAAAAAAACTCATCACTAAAAGCAATGAGTTTTCCCATATAGTGAGACACGGGGGATTCGAACCCCCGACAACTTGATTAAAAGTCAAGTGCTCTACCGACTGAGCTAATACCCCATAATAAAAACAGGGCTAGCTGGATTCGAACCAGCGAATGCAGCAGTCAAAGTGCTGTGCCTTACCGCTTGGCGATAGCCCAAAGGCAAAGGGTGGATACAGGGATTCGAACCCTGGGCCTCCAGAGCCACAATCTGGCGCGCTAACCAACTGCGCTATACCCACCACAGCGTGCCTGAAGGGATTCGAACCCCCGACCCACGGCTTAGAAGGCCGTTGCTCTATCCAGCTGAGCTACGAACACTCATCAATATCGCTTTCGCAATATCAGAGCGGGTGATGGGAATCGAACCCACGTATCCAGCTTGGAAGGCTGGTGTTCTA